GGTAGGAAAACTACTTCGTATGTTGTGGCTACTGAGTCTACACTTCAGTGGGTCAAGACGTTCAACGAAACGAAGGAGAAGAACTTACCTCGCTATGCTCCCTGCATTATCGAGCCTAAGGATTGGGATAGCTTTTGGGGTGGTGGCTATTACAGTGACCACATAAATCAGAAACCTTTTGTCAAGGTGCATACATGAACGAAGAAACTCAGAAATATATAGATGAGTTCGAGCAGTATGATTTATCCATGGAGTATGGGTGTGTCAATGCTCTGCAAAAAACTCCTTGGAGAATAAACACTTACGTCCTAGAGACTCTTAGAGCTGTCTGGGATAGCGGTGAGGAATGGAAAGGTTTACCTGCCAAGTACGACAGGGCGTTGCCTGTGTATCCTTTTGGGGACACTAAGATACAGGACGTTGAGGACAAGGCAGCAGTCAAGAAGTTTAAGAGAGACCGCACTAAGATACATACCCTGAACAACAGGGAAATGTCTAAGCGGATACAGGTGGAGCGTACACTTCAGATAGCTGAGGAGTATGCCGAGAGGGAAAAGATGTGGTATGTCTGGCAGTGTGACTTCAGGGGTCGTAAGTACCCTGTAGAATCCTTCCTGTCTCCACAGAATGCTGACTACAGCAAAGCTCTACTAGAGTTTGCGTCTCCTGCCACTATAGTTACTACCGAGGATGCCAAGTGGTTGGCTATCCATGGTGCTAACCTATTCGGGGTGGATAAGGTTAGCTTAGAAGATCGTGAGATGTGGGCGTACTTCAATGCAGATAAGGCTATTGATGTATGCAACAACCCTCTCGGCAACTCGTGGTGGCAAGAGGCTGACAAGCCTTGGCAAGCACTAGCATGGTGCAAAGAGTGGGCAGAGTACAACGTCGCTAGAGCTAATGGGGAGACGTATGAGACGTACTTACCTTGCGCTAGTGATGGTACGTGTAACGGCTTACAACACCTCTCAGCGATGCTCAGGGACTCTGAAGGTGGGCGTAGTGTAAACCTAACGCCTAGCCCAGTACCTCAGGACATCTACAGGGATGTTGCGGAGAAAACTACAGAACTTTTACAGGTCGAGGCTGACAATGGGGAGATACTTGCTCAACAATTACTCACCCTTGGGATTGACCGTAAGATTTGTAAGAGACCTGTAATGATTGTGCCTTACAGTGGTACGCTTCATGCGTGTAAGTCATACATCAAGGAAGCCTTGGAAGAAAAGCTAGAGGATATGGATTACAATCCCTTTGGGGACAGTGACTTGTTCCGACCGTCTCAGTACTTAGCCAAGTATGTGTGGCAGGCTATCTCTGAGGTTATCGTAGCTGCCTTTGAGGTCATGGATTACATCAAGGACATCTCAAGGTTGTATGCCAAGGCAGGTAAGCAGTTCAGTTGGGTCACACCTACCAACCTACTGGTCAGGCAAACGTACAAGGAGAAGAAAGGGCGTAGAGTTCATACGCATATCTCTGGTAGTATGGTTACTGTCCATGTTAAGGATGGTATACCCGACACAATCAACGTAAGGAAGGCAGTATCTAGTGCCAGTCCTAACTTTGTACATTCCTTAGACGCTTCGGCTCTAACCATGACTGTACATGAGGCACTCAAGGACGGTATCAAGGACTTTGCGATGGTACATGACAGTTTTGGGACACACTCTCCCAATATGCCGTTGTTCAACCTACGCATAAGAGAATCGTTCGCAAAGCTTTACACTGAGAACGATGTGTTGTACAATCTCTACCTGAGAGCTAGTGAGGAGTTGCCTGATGCTGATGTACCTAAGCCACCTGAGAAGGGAGACTTGGACATAAATGAGGTGCTCGTAAGTCCTTACTTTTTCTCATAATTTTATTATCGACACTATAGCCCGTAAACAACAGAGGAAATATCTATGGCTAACAAAATGATGACACTTAAGGGTAACGCAATGTGGGCAAAGGTCTTTGAGCCTGACACAAAGTTTGACCCTAATGGTATCTACACCATCAACCTTCAGTTACCTGAGGAAGAAGCAGCACAGATGTGTGAGCAGTTAGAACAGCTTGCTCAAGAGCGTTTCAATCAAGAGGTCAAGCGTAAGCCTGCCTTGAAGAACACTCTGTCCATGTCTACACCTGTCAACCCTGTCTATGATCGTGACACTGGTGACGCTACAGGTGATGTTGAGTTCAAGTTCAAGCTCAAGGCTAAGATCAACACCAAGGCAGGTGACGTATACGACCAGAAGGTTGCTGTATTCGATGCCAAGCGTAAGCCTATTGAAGGTGGTGTCAATATCGGTAATGGTTCTACTGTCAAGGTAGCTTTTGAACCTATCCCATACATGATGTCTGCTACTAAGACAGTCGGTGTGTCGTTACGTCTCAAGGCTGTTCAGGTTATTGATCTTGTAGAGTACTCAAACTCTTCTAGTATCTTTGACGAGGAAGACGGTTACGAAGCTACTACTGCTGAAGTAACACCTATCCGTAAGGATGAGACACCTTTCGATGATGATGGTCTACAGGGAGCTTTAGCTGCTGATGGCGACTTCTAGGAGCACACTAGAAGAAAGGGTTCAGGCAGACCTAGACGAGCGTGGGGTAAGTTACGAGTACGAACCTTGTAACCTACCCTATGTAGTCCAGAGAAACTATGTGCCTGACCTTAAAATCGAGGATATGTATATAGAGGTCAAGGGGTACTTTCGCCAAGACGCTCAACGTAAGATGCGTAACGTGAAGGAGCAGCACCCTGATCTCGATATACGATTCCTTTTCCAAAAACTTAACAGTACGGTTCAAGGTGCTAAGCGTCGTAAGGATGGTAGCAAAATGACTTGTGCTGAATGGGCAGATAGATATGGGTTTACATACGCTGAAGGAGTTATCCCCGATGAGTGGCTCAGATGAGAGCGAATTTATACAACACATACCCTGTGATTCCTGTGGTTCGTCCGATGCCAACAGTCTTTACAGTGATGGTCATACTTATTGCTTTGCGTGTGAGACGTATGGCGAGGAAGGAGAACCTACAGAAAATGTTGTCTCGATTGCTCCTGCGAATTTTGTTTCGGGAGACTACAAAGCACTAACTAAACGTAAGCTGTCTGAAAAGACAGTACGTCTTTGGGACTATCAATCAGGAATCGTAAATGGTAAACCAACGCAGATTGCAAATCACAAAACCAAGGACGGTAAAACAGTTAGTCAGAAACTCCGCACAGCCGACAAAGAGTTCAGCGTCCGAGGAGTCCTTAAAGATGCAGGTCTCTACGGTCAATGGCTCTGGCGTGACAAAGGTAAGTCAGTAACAGTGGTAGAGGGAGAGCTTGATGCTCTCTCTTTATCTCAAGCCTTTGACCACAAGTGGGCTGTCGTGTCTCTCAAGACAGGTGCGGCAGGTGCTAAGCGTGACATCAAGAAAGAACTGGAATGGTTAGAATGTTTTGAGTCTGTTGTCTTTATGTTTGACAATGACGATGCAGGACAGAAGGCTGCACTAGAATGCGCCTCACTGCTCTCTCCTCGCAAAGCTAAGATTGCTAGGCTACCACTCAAGGATGCCAGTGATATGCTTCAGGCAGGCAGACAGAAGGAACTGGTTGATGCGTTCTGGTCAGCTAAGACTTTCACACCTGACGGTATCATTAACGGTGCTGACTTGTGGGAAGAAGTATCTACAGAGAAACACGTAGAGACTTTACCATACCCTTATGCTGAACTAAACGAGAAGATCGGTGGTTGTCGTCTAGGTGAGATCGTTACTGTTACGGCAGGTTCAGGTCTAGGTAAGTCACAGCTCACTCGTGAGTTTGCTTACTCGTTCCTAAACCAAGGTGCTACCATTGGCTACGTTGCACTAGAGGAATCTAGTAAGCGTACTGGTCAAGGTCTGATGTCGTTACACCTTAACAAGCTAGTACATCTTGAGGATGTCAGTAAGGAAGAACTACGTTCAGCGTTTGATGCAACACTAGGTACTGGTCGTGTGTTCATGTATGACCATTGGGGTTCTACTGAGTCAGATAACTTACTCAACAAGATACGTTACCTTGCTCGTGGTTGTGGTTGTAAGTACGTTATACTCGATCACATCTCTATTGTAGTTAGTGGTATGGATGGTGGTGATGAACGTAGAACAATCGACACGTTGATGACTAACCTTCGTAGCCTAGCCGAGGAGCTAAACATCGGGTTGGTAGTTGTATCACACTTGCGTAGACCATCAGGTGACAAAGGACATGAAGAAGGTGTGACTACTTCTCTGTCACAACTCAGGGGTTCAGCAGCTATTGGACAGTTGTCTGACATTGTTATAGGACTTGAACGTAACCAACAAGACCCTGAAAATTCTGACGTTACCACGTTGCGTGTACTCAAGAACAGGTGGTCAGGTGTTACTGGTGTAGCAGGCACTCTAGTCTATGACAGAGACACTGGTCGCATGACCGAAGAAGAACCTAATCCATTCTAGGAGAAAGTATGAGTTCAGATAATGATGTGTTTGTTGATGAGTTAAAGGTAATGCAGGCGTATAAAGCATTAGCTAAGATAATGGGAGAGTTAGGTATAGATGAAGACGTACCTACCTTCAAAGCATTCAAAGAAACTTACATTGAAGAGATGCTAGACGCAACACCCCTAGAAGATTAATCACTCCGACGAGAGGATATTATGTACATATTTGATATAGAAGCAGACAACTTGTTAGACAAGGTAACTAAGGTTCACTGTATTGTTATACAAGATACAGTTACAGGTGAGGTAACAAAGTTCGACCCCTACAGGCTACTACGTGCTCTTGATAAATTAGACGAAGCCGAGGTTATTGGTGGACACAACATCATTACCTACGACTTACCAGTCTTAGAAAAGCTGTACGGTTGGAAGCCTAAGGCTAAAGTGTTCGACACCTTAGTTGCCACTAGGCTTATCTGGTCTGACTTGAAAGATCGTGACTTCATATCACGCAAGGTTGAGCCTAAGCTGTTTGGTTCTCATTCCTTAAAGGCATGGGGTCAACGTTTGGGTTTACTTAAAGGTGACTACGGTCAACAAGAGAGCGCTTGGCATTCTTACAGTTCTGAGATGCTTGAGTATTGTGCTCAAGACGTTGCAGTAAACTGTAAGTTGTTAGAGCTTATAGAGTCTAAGGATTACCCTGAAGAACCTATGCAGCTAGAGCATGACATGGCTACCTTATTGTTTCAGCAGCAAGCTGTCGGCTTTCCCTTTGACGTAGAGAAAGCAGGCAAGCTACACGCTCTACTCTCTGGTCGTAAGGCAGAGATAGAAGACCACTTAGTTAGTAAGCTAGAGCCTACTATCGTAGAACTCAAGACTAAAACTAAAGTGATTCCTTTCAACCCTGCTTCACGTAAGCAGATAGCAGACCGTTTACAAAAGCTAGGATGGACACCTAAAGACTTCACACCTACAGGTGAGCCAAAAGTTGATGAAAAAATTTTAGCAGGTATTGACTTACCCGAAGCTAAACTTCTTACTGAATACTTGATGCTTAACAAACGGCTAGGACAGTTAGGTAATGGTAAACAAGCGTGGCTCAAACTGGTTAAGGATAACCGCATACATGGTCGTGTTAATCACATGGGTGCTGTCACTTCACGCTGCACACACAGCGACCCGAACGTTGCACAAGTACCGAGCACAGGTGCAGCATTTGGAAAAGAGTGTAGAGAACTGTTCCACGCTCCTAGTGGATACGTACTCCTTGGTGCTGATGCATCAGGACTTGAACTACGATGCTTGGCACACTATATGCATAGGTACGACAACGGCAGATACGGAAAAGAAATACTAGAAGGTGACATACATACTGCCAATCAACAAGCAGCAGGTCTTGACACACGTCCTCAGGCTAAGACGTTTATCTATGGTTTCCTGTATGGTGCAGGTAACGAGAAGATCGGACAGATCATAGGTAAGGGTGCAACCGAAGGTGGTAGAATCAAGAAGCGTTTCCTAGCTAAGACACCTGCACTTAGTAAACTAACTAAGGCAGTCAAGGCTAAGGTAGAGGCACAAGGTAGTTCAGCGTTTCTCAAAGGATTAGACGGAAGGTTGATTCCTGTCCGCAGTCCTCACGCTGCACTGAACACCTTACTACAATCAGCAGGTGCTATTATCTGCAAGCGTTGGTACAAAACTATTAAAGACTTGCTAGTAGAGGAAGGCTTAGATAATGACGATGTATCTATCGTAGCCTTTGTACATGATGAGGTTCAGATAGTAGTCCGAGAAGGGCTTGAGGAGAAGGTCGGTGACATTACAAGACAAGCTATTAAAAGAGTACAGTCCCACTACGGATTCAACTGTCCCCTTGATTCCGAGTACCAAGTCGGACGAAGTTGGGCAGACACTCACTAGCAGTAGGTTGGGTGACTTAGCTGAGTTCTATGCAGTCACATGGTTGTGGGATAACGGCTTTGAAGTTTTCCCCAATGCAGGCTGTACTGGCGCTGTAGATATGATAGGCATGAAGGATGGTAAGGTTTACTTGTTCGATGTAAAAACTTATCGAGGTCATAAGGCTTCCCATCCTAATCCTAGAACGGAGTTACAGAAAGAACTAGGTGTTCAATACATCTTGTTCGATCCTGCAACTCGTAACTTAACCCTTAGGGAGCATAAAGAATGAGTCCAGAAACATTTAACTTAGTACTGGGATTATCCTTAGCAGGTATATCCTTTGCGTTTACATTCAAGTGGGTGATAGGCTCTTACTTAGAATACAAACTACTCAGTAAAGGTAAGAGCGTACCTATCCAAATGGATGCTGAAGAGTTTGAAAAGTATGTAAAGAATATGGAGGAAGGTGACGATGACGACTTTATTGGTAGACGGTGATATTGTTGCATACAAAGCGGCAGCAGCAGCAGAGACTCCTATTGACTGGGGTAATGGTGTGTGGACTTTACACGCTACAGAGCAAGATGTCATAGGTTCTATTAAAGAGTTTATGGGACATCTAATTGCAGGCTCTGACTGTGACAATGTAGTTAGTTGTCTGACAGGCTCTAAGAACTATAGAAAAGATATAGCTTCTTATTACAAAGAGAACCGAGTACCTAAACGTAAGCCTATGTTATTAGGTTTTGCTAAGGACTTTCTATACGACAACTACAACGGTCGCTTGGAAGAAGGTATAGAAGCTGACGATCTCTTAGGTATCTTAGGCAGTGGTGAAGAAGATAACCTGATCTGGTCGGCAGATAAAGACTTACTTACAATACCTGCACGACACTTCATAGACGGTAGGGTTGTGACTATCAATGAGGAAGAAGCTGATTATCATTTCTTCTTACAAACTTTGGTAGGAGACAGTACAGATAATTATAAAGGCTGTCCAACAATCGGAGAAAAGACTGCTAAGAAGCTATTAGAGAAGGAGTGCTCATGGGAAGCTGTGGTTAAACAGTTTGAAAAGAAAGGGCTAAGTGAAGAAGTAGCTATCGAGAATGCTAGACTAGCTCGTATACTTAGGCATGGCGAGTATGACTTTGAGACTAAAGAGGTTACGTTATGGGCAGCATAGATGATGCAACGCCTGAAGAGTGGGATGCGGTTCGTGATGTAGTAGAACATCCACCGCATTACAACTTAGGGGCTATAGAGACTATTGATTATATAGAAGACGTACTTGGCGAGTACGACGCAATACACTACTGTCATGGCAATGTTATTAAATACACTGGCACTCGTTTATGGAACAAAGGTAAACCTATCGAGGATGCTCGTAAAGCTGTGTGGTACTTAAATAAAATGATTGAACTATTAGAAAAAACAAAAGGAGTAAACTGGTGACAGCTACTTACGATTACATTGCAGGTATGTACGAAGCCTTTGACTACTATCAAGGTAAGGCTAATGAGACAGCTATCTTCCCTGAAGACCAAGCCCTAGAGTATTTATCTCTAGGTCTCTTGTCGGAAGCAGGAGAGGTGGCAGGAAAAATTAAGAAAAAAATTAGAGACGGAGAACCATTTGATTTCCGAGAAGCTCTTGAAGCTGAGCTAGGTGACGTACTTTGGTATATTGCTTTGTTGTCTGACAGGTTAGGTCTGAACTTGAGTGACGTAGCTTTCAACAACATTATTAAATTACAAAACAGAAAAGTTAAAGGCACATTAAGAGGGTCAGGTGATAACCGATGATGGATTCATATCAGCAGTACATACACAAGTCACGCTACGCACGATGGCGTGAAGACGACAATCGTCGTGAGACTTGGGACGAGACAGTAAGACGTTACACAGACTTCTGGGTAGGACGTGGACAGATTGACTACGATACCTCAGAGATGCTATACAAAGCCATATACAACCTAGAAGTAATGCCCTCTATGCGTTGCTTAATGACAGCAGGTGAAGCACTTGATCGTGATAACATGGCTGGCTTTAACTGCTCATACATTGCAGTAGATCATATCAGAGTGTTCGATGAGATTCTTTACGTACTCATGTGTGGTACAGGTGTAGGCTTCTCAGTTGAACGTCAATCAGTAAGTAAACTACCAGAGGTAGCGGAGGAGTTCCATGAAACAGACACTACAATCGTTGTTAAAGACAGTAAAATTGGTTGGGCAAAAGCTTTCCGAGAGTTGGTTAGCCTTTTGTATTCGGGTCAAGTACCTTCTTGGGACGTGTCGAAACTTCGTGGTAAAGGTGAAAGACTCAAAACATTTGGAGGAAGGTCGTCTGGAGCTGATCCTCTTGTTGCTCTGTTCGATTTCACTGTTGCCACTTTTAAAGGCGCTTCTGGACGCAAGCTAACGAGTATAGAATGTCATGATATTGTTTGTAAAATTGCAGAGATTGTTGTGGTGGGTGGTGTCCGTAGGTCTGCGCTTATTAGTTTGTCTAATCTTAGTGATGATCGGATGCGTCATGCTAAGTCAGGTAATTGGTGGGAGACTGATACGCAACGTGCGCTCGCTAATAACTCGGCAGTCTACGACGACAGACCAGACTTCGAGACGTTCTTAGAAGAGTGGACAGCTCTATACAAATCTAAGGCAGGTGAGCGTGGTATCTTCTCTCGTAAGGCAGCTAAGAAACAATCAGCTCGTCATGGACGTAGAGATATTGAGCATGACTTTGGTACTAACCCCTGCTCTGAGATTATCCTACGGTCAGCTCAGGTTTGTAATTTGTCGGAAATCGTTATTCGTAGTACCGATACATATGAAGATTTAAAACGTAAGGTAGAGATTGCTACTATCTTAGGAACACTACAGTCTTCTCTAACAGACTTCCGCTATGTGCGTAACATCTGGAAGAAGAACACAGCAGAAGAGTGTTTGTTAGGTGTAAGCATGACAGGTATTATGGATCACCCTGTTATGTCAGGCAAGGTGAGTTCAGGTACATGGTTCGATCATCCTAATCAACCTATCCTACCTGAGATACTAGAGCGACTCAAAGCTGTAGCTGTAGAGACTAACAAGAAGTGGGCAGAAAACTTAGGGCTTAACCAGTCTACTGCTATCACTGCTGTTAAACCAAGTGGTACTGTATCACAGCTAGTAGATAGTGCTTCAGGTATCCATGCACGATTCTCTGACCAGTACATACGGACAGTACGCTCTGATGGTAAAGACCCCATCTCAGCCTTCCTGAAAGACGCAGGAGTGCCTTGGGAGAAGGACGTAATGAATGAGGATAACTATGTGTTCTCGTTCCCCATAAAGGCTCCTGATGGCTCTACGAGTGTTGACTCACTTAACGTACAGGAACAGCTAGACTTGTGGGAAATCTATCAGAACCATTGGTGTGAGCACAAACCAAGTGTGACTATTTATTACTCAGATGAGGAGTTCCTAGCAGCAGGTCAATGGCTGTGGGATCGACTGGATAGTTGTTCAGGGATTAGCTTCCTGCCTCGTACAGATCATGTGTATAAGCAAGCACCTTACACAGCTATTACAAAAGAAGAGTATGATGAAGCCTTATCTAAGATGCCTGAAACTATCAACTGGGATGACTTAGGTAAGTTCGAGAAAGAAGATACTACTACAGGAACGCAGGAGTTAGCTTGCGTAGCGGGGAATTGTGAGATATGAATTTAAGACAGTTCAGAGAACGTGTAAAGATAAGTACAGAAATCTTTAAAATGTTTGCATGGTTTTGGAGTGCTTGGGTTTTCTTAGCTATTTTCTATGCAACAGTTTATTGTGCCTTGATGTATGGTTAGGAACAAAGCGATAGTGGTATTGGAGGTGGTAACCTGCCTCCATATCATCGCTAACGTATGGTTACATTTACCTTTTAACTTGTTGTTTTATAACGGTAATTTATTATCGACACTATAGAGGACAAACAATGGATAATTTTCCCCCTATTAGTCTAGCACTACTAGAGCATTTCCAAAGGATTTTTCCCGATAAGATTCCCACACATAGAGGATTACAGGCGACAGATATAGCTTTCCTACAAGGACAGCAGTCAGTTATCAAACGCATGGAGTTTCTATATGAGGACGATAAACCTATAAATGAGGACACTTAAATGTGTATGTCAAGTCCAGATATGCCAGAGATACCTAAGCCTATCATCCCACAGAAAGCACCAATGGTAGCTAAAGCTCCTGAGCTAAAAGCAGCAGAGAAGCCTAGTGAAGGTGTGGCAACAAAACGTAAAGGTATTAAGAAACTAAGACGAGCTAAGACTGGTCTACAAATCGCAGGTAGCGGTTCAGGCACAACTGTCAAACAAGGCTAAACTTATGAATGCAGATACAGCAGCTAATAAATACGAAAACATGGCGGCTAGTCGAGAGACGTATTTAAACAGAGCACGAAGAAGTGCCGAGCTGACAATACCTACTTTGATGCCGCCCTCAGGACACAGCTCTGCTACTGAATATCCAACACCCTACCAGTCTGTAGGAGCTAGAGGTGTGAACAACCTAGCCTCTAAGCTACTTCTGACACTACTCCCACCTAACAGTCCTTTCTTTAGGCTGACTATAGATGACTACGATTTAGCCGCATTAGGCGGAGATGCTAGAGGTAAAGCTGAAGAAGCGTTGTCTCGCATCGAACGTAGCGCACAGCAGGAGATAGAGTCTAAGGCTATCAGGGTTCCTACTTTTGAAGCAATCAAACAACTGATTGTTACAGGTAACGTGCTTGTACACTTCCCACCTAAGCAAGGTATGAAAATTTTCCGCTTAGATCGTTATGCTGTTAAGCGTGACACAATGGGTAATGTAATAAAGATTGTAGTTAAAGAATCTATAAGCTACGAAGCGTTACCTAAAGAAGTACAGATGTCCATAGTAGACCTTCCAGAGTACAAGAACTCTGTAGATAAGAAGGAATGTGATATATACACTTGCATCATGCGTGATGGCAAGAAGTTTAAAGTACATCAAGAAGTACATGGTGTAATCATTCCTAAAAGTACAGGTACTTATCCTGAAGAAAAACTACCTTGGTTAGCGCTACGCTTCAACTCTGTAGATGGCGAAGACTACGGACGTGGTTTTATAGAAGAGTACATTGGAGACCTTAAGTCTTTAGAGGCTCTTACTAAAGCTATCGTAGAAGGCTCTGCGGCTTCCGCTAAGCTACTTTTCCTAGTACGTCCTAATGGTACTACCAAGATTAGAAACATCGCTGACAGCGCCAATGGTGCAATTATATCAGGTGATGCTAATGACGTTACAACTTTACAAGCACAGAAGTTTAATGACTTCCGAGTTGCTCAGGAAACAATGCAAAGAATAACAGAACGTTTATCGTTTGCCTTCCTGCTTAACAGCTCTGTACAACGTCAGGCAGAACGAGTCACTGCTGAAGAAGTACGCTTCATGGCTCAAGAGTTAGAGACTGCAATAGGTGGTATCTACTCTGTATTGTCTCAAGAGTTCCAAGTACCTCTAGTACAACTGCTCCTTGCTAAGATGCAGAAAGAAGGTAAGATGCCTAAGTTCCCTAAAGACACTTTGAAACCAAAGATTGTCACAGGTATGGAGGCTTTAGGTCGAGGACAGGACTTAAACAAACTAGCAACCTTCTTACAATACCTACAACCTTTAGGTCAACAGGTAGTTGCACAAGAGATGAATGTAGATGATTACATCTCTCG